TGTGTTTGGTTTTTGGCGTGGTTCTCTCCGGTTCCCGTGTTTTTTTTTTTTTTTTTTTTGCTTCATTGCGTCATCCCAATCTCGGGGTAATTAAGGAGCTCACTCAAAGTCCTCCAAAATCCTCTCGCACATGTCTACTTCAATGTCTTCGTCATAGAAAAGAATACGGAAAACAATGTCAATAACATCTGTACAAGTCAAACCGTACGTTGAATAATAGAACGCGTTCATATCGTCACGCGTGCAAACATCAACTACTTGTTTGATTTTAGTTTTGACACCAGAAACACCATAGCGCACAAATGCGTCCTTAGCGTTCCACGAAATCCCGTCAAGACTCAAATCCCCGGAAGGACAGAGCCGATTGTACTTTTCCATAAAAGCCTTAGAAATGGGTGGGCAATGCCGAAATTCATACGAATAACTTAAAGCCTTACCAGCGAGATAAGAAGCATCAGAAACAGCTTCATTCTCACTAGCTCGAGCATTAAATCTAGCAATAGCCTTCCCAAATTTAGGCACCAGAACATAAGAAGTGGCGGTTGGAATAAAGTGCTTAGAGAGGAATGTTGCGCCAGAAAGGTACTTGTGTATCTTAACTTTTGCATCCATGTGAGCGAGACGACAAACGTGCTCGTACTCACGCCGAATATTCTTCGGTTTGGATGAAAAGGGATTATCGTACCGACTGGTGTTATCATCCCCCAGCACTAAAGAATCCATACGAGCACCCACTCGAATGGCAAACGCTTCGCAAATTGTCATGTCCCACAATGTATTACGGAAAGTGGTGGACTGCGCTCCGGTGGCAAGCTGATTTTCCACGCGAACGCGGACACCAAACTTGTGACTTATAGCTGTGAAACTGTTTGCATGTAAAAGCAACCCAGTAAGCCACAGCGGTGCACCAAAACGCCTCAACCACATAATTTCCAACAAATGGACATCCTTCACCTGAGTCATGTCGTTCGAGGAAAAATCTGTCTCGATGTAGACTGAGCTAGGACCACCACCACGGTTTATAAAGGAGACCAGCTCCTCCGTGGTAGTGCCATAAGCACCGAGAAAATTGTTCTTTTCGCTTGTATTACCAAGCTTAAGAGCAGAAAACATCCTCTTACAACACTTCTGCATGTACGGACCAAGAATCGCATTGTGCAAATCAGTCGACTGATAAATGATTCGTGGAGCCCACGCAGGATCATGACGCTTCAACAAAGCCTCAACCTTCACAAAAATCTGTTTTGAACTAAATGATTTCGTCGTAACGTCAGAAATCAATGGCCAGACCTTGCGATGGCGTGCCTGTTTAGGCGCCGGAAACTGCGAGTTCCACTCCTCAAATTCAGCCGATGAAATGTCAATCGGATCCCAAGCATCTGGAGCGATGCGATCTAACAAATGCTTACTCGCACTGGTAATGCTGCTATGGCATCTTTTGTCAGTGTGGTAATTCGCCCTCTTGTCAACTGCTGCCAGCAGGTTAGCACGTGACGCGACCGGAACAACAGGTTCATGATCACGTATGAGGGGGCCGAGAATATCCCGGCGCAAATAATGTTTATCGTCATTTGACGCTTTCACCTGGAACCCAACCGTGG